CTTGGTGTTCGTGTGCGTTCACCTTGCGTCCTGCCACGGTGACCTGCAAGAAGTTCTCAAGGAAACTCTTCACCGCTGCGGATGTCATGCCCGATTCATTTCTAGTGGGCAGCGTCACCGTGTAGCCACGGTCATCCGCGAACTTGCGGATGTAGTCCGTCAGACCCGCGTAAATCAGTCCCGTGTGGACATTGAACAGTTTGATGTCTCCGTTCCACATCCGCGAACGGTACGCTGGCATGAACTTGTAGCCTGGAACCTTGAATGTGAAATAGTCAGACAGTTCCTGTGCGATGCCGCGATTGCAGTCCACCCGCACATTCACCGAATCAATATTGCTCACATCTAGGTCAAACATTCAGAGCAGATCCTTGTTCGTGATCCACTTACCGTCAAATCGGAAAGAGGTTTGTATTCCAAAATCTCCCCTCCAACCAACAACAGAAATTCCACAATTTTTTAACATCGACAGCCCTTCCCACACACTCTTTTTCCACTTCTCAGGTGTACGCTCCACCACAGCAGAAAATGTAACCACTCTCTTAATTCCAAACTTTATTATGCAACGGGAACACTCTGCACAAGTAGCCCAATTACAGTACATTGTCATCCCATCAACATTTACTCCATTTTGAATCGCGTCAAATATGAGATTTCTCTCTGCGTGTTCTGTGCAAAAATTCTTGTCTTCTTTGATTATAGGGTATCCTGCTTGCACAAGGCGTTCCGCGACTGCGTTACAGCGTCCAAAGATTATTCCTGTGCCGTCATCCACAACTAGAGAGGCACCCACCTGTGTGTTTGGATCTGTGCTTTTGCGAACGTATTTCATGGTGTCTTGCAGATACATACGGTCAATCCACCATTTATTTGGATCGCTTTTCAGAAGAGAAGAAAAATCACTGTCCATTTGTGAATCGTCTCCACTCAATAGCGTTTCTAATTTTCCAGTGGCGAGTATTCAATTCTTTGACTACTTCTTCCAGAAGAGAAATCTTCTCTTTTTGATACTCTATTTTCTGATTACACTTAATGAGATCCGAATCGGAATCCAGATACAAATCAAGATCGTTTCTCAATATCTTAAGCGCAAAAGGTTCCCAACCACGAACGGCGAGTTCTTCTTGAGACATCTTGCCTGTGTAGTACTCCCACTTTGCACGAAGCATAACGCTGCGGTCGGCTTCTATTTTTCGTAAAGACAGCCTCTCGTCCGTCAAAAAATTCAAATACTTTCCGTGTAACTGAGGGATTTTCAAAGACTCGGTGTCTAGTTCCAACTGATTCAACACCATGTCTTTTTGTATTTCTGTTCGCAAATCGTCTAGTGTCATAGGTTCTCCGTGTCAGCAGTCTACACGAAATCCAACGACGGTCAAACAAAATCACAGCACTTCGATATTGTAATATCTGTACGCAAAAGTGGCAGTGGCTTGAAACGGTTCTGGATCAACAATGGTTGAAGAAAAATCAATTGACGACAGTGTTCGTGGATACAAGCCTTCGAATGTTACATTTATTTTCGGGTTTTTAGTACTGTTTGTGATTAGTAGGTTTGCGGTGGACAGATGGGTATTGAGTGCCCGCACCTCTGAAAAGTTTTCTACGTTTGTAACCGAACGCATCCAATTGAATATTTCTAACCAATTTTTCATCTCTTCATCAACCACAAAAGTGATGCTCAACTCATCAAAATCCAATTTCGATGGAGCCTTGAGTGGAACAAACGGAGTAGGCATTTGAACCTCACTCATGGTTACCGTTGGCAAAGACGCACTTTGACAAAAATAACTGGTAGTTGGGAGTCTAGCAATCACAAATCTATAGTACGTCGGTAATAGCGGATTTATCCGCTCCGAATAACGAGAGGTTATGTTTTCCGAAATGTCTGTGAAATCGTAGGGTATTGCCATACTAGTATGTAGAAACGAAAAGGGGAGGGGTTTCCCCCTCCCCCATCGTGCGGTTTAGTGCAGTCTATTACGATGCAACGCCGTGGAGGTTGTCCACACGGAAGATGCGGTAGTAGACGTTCGAACGAGCCTTCAGAGCACCAATACCTTGTGCGCTGCCTTCCGCGAAGGGGTTCGCAACCATGCCGTAGCGGGTCTTGAACGCCATCTTGGGCTGGAAGGTGTCCTGATCAACTGCACGCATCATCTGTAGCGGGACATAGGGGCAGTAGAACAGACCCGCGTCATACGGGCTGGTTCCCTTATATCCAACGCAGACGAAGTTGGGAGCGGTGTTGCTGGAACTGGTATCAACATACGGATCAATGTAGACCTTGATCTTACCGTTGATGGTACCAGCAAAGGTGTTGCCGGTGTCATCAACATCAAGGCTGACATTCAGCGCGGGGCTGATGTTCAGGAAGCCACCCATTGCGAGGGCTGAAGCAACATCTGCCGAGCAGATGATGAAGTTGCCCTTGCCACGGCGGGTGTCCTTGGCGATCTGGTTGCACTCGCGCTCAATCTGGAACATTAGACCACGGAACTTTTCCGCGCTCCAACGACCATCCGAGTCCTGAATGAGATCGTAGACACCACCGTAAGCCGATCCGCTGCTCAGACCACCAGCAACCGTCTTGAAGTACAGGTCGGTCTGCTGTGCGCCGAGTTTCGCTGTACGATAGACATTACGGACAACCTCGCGGTTGATCTCGGCAAGGATTTCCGTGCTGAGAATGTTGGCAAGTTCTGTCTCGGCATCAAGACCGTGAACAGCCTTGAGGTCTTGAGCCAGTTCAATGCTGTACGAGGCAGCAAGCATACGGGTTGCAGCCTGCACACCAACGCGCTCAATGCTGAACGCCATCTCGTTCGGAGCAACGCCTTCAGCAAAGTTTGTGCGAAGAGCCGAACCAGTGGTGAGTCCGCTGCCTGTGATGGGGTTGGTCGAAGTACCAGAGTAGCCGAAGAACGGATCAACGCCAGTTCCTGGACCAAAGTTGGCAATCGTTCCCGTTGCACCGCCACCAGCCGTACCACCAGAGAAACCGCTTTGAGTAACAGGATCCGAGCCTGAGAAGTTAGCGGCTGGTTCGTTGTAGAACGCCTCGGTTCCGCTCTGGTTAACGTACTTGCTACGCATTGCGAAGATCAGACCTGTCGGAGCCGACATAGCCTGAACGCCGCAGATGTCGTAAGCCATGAGGTTAGGCATCGCACGGCGAACCAATTGAATGAGAATGGGGTCGTACCCACGAAGGTTAGCATTCTCTCCACCCGAAGCCAAGGGAGACATACCTGCTCCAAGACTGTTAGTGGGTGTTCCTGCCTCAACAATCATTTGCTCGCGGATAGACTTTTCCTGATTCTCAAGGAGGGTTGCAATCGTGGCACGCTTGTGAGCGTCCGTGATTGGAGCCATGTCCTTGTGGTCTAGAACAGGCTTCCACTTGCGGAGTGCCTGCTCGGTTAGAAACTTGTTTTCCATCTTCCTACTCCTTATTTGTGAACGGTCGGTGACCGAAAGAAACTGTGTTGAAGATTACTCTTCTCTTTTGCTCATTGAGCGCACATACGCTTCAACAAGCGGGGAAGCCTCGGTTGCATCTTCGTAGGACTCCTCAAGGGACTCCTCTTCAGTGCTACTATCGGCACTAGTGCCGATGGTTTCAATGTTCTCTCGGAGAACACTCAACTTTTCGGCAAATTGGTCTACGGTGTCAAACTCTAGGTCTTCGGCAAGACGACGAAGTTTTTCAATGTCAGTGTCAGCCAAGCCTTCTGATAGTTCACGGAACACGATCTCGCACTTCAACTGCTCAACCTCTTCGGAGAGTTCAATGTTCTTGTCAACCTGCTCCTGAAGTTCGCCGTCAAGGGCTTCCGCCTGCTCAACGGTGGACTCAAAGAGGTCAAGTTTCTCCTCGGGAACCTCAATGTACGACTCGGCAAAGAGTCCACGGAGGTTAGAGATGAAGTTTTCGGTGATCTCGGTGCGGAGTCCCTGCTCAACGGCAAGGCGGTTCTCCTGCATCCACTCCTCAACCACATAGTTGAGGTAATCGTCAATGCGCTCAACGAGTTCTTCGGTAACAGCAACAGTGTGCTGCTCAAGCAGATCCTCGTACTTCGCCTGAACCTCTTCCTCAATCTGACGAGCGCGCTCGTTCAGGTGAGCCTCAAAGAGGGTAGCAGCCGAAGTCTTGAACTCTTCCGAAAGTTCCTGACCGCTGAGAAGAACAGCAATGTCCTCCTTCACGGTGGGCTTCACTTCGGGAATCTTGGTTTCAGCCTTGGCACCCGATGGCTTCGCCTTGATCGTTCCCGCGTTCTTGCCGCTGGCATCACCAGTTGGCTCTGCAATCTTGGCGGTCTTGCCGTTGGCAGTCTTGTACATCTTCTCGGAAGCGTAGTCAGAGGCGGCTTCTTCAACCTTCTCCTTCTTCTTGCCGAACTTGCCCTTGAGGAAGGCAGGCATCTTCTTCTTGCCCTTGGAGTCCTCTTCGTCCTCGTCTTCTTCCTCTTCTTCCTCTTCGTCCTCGTCTTCTTCCTCGGACTCTTCGTCCTTGGCTTCTTCGAGTTCTTCTTCCTCTACGAATTCTTCGCCGTCAGCGTCTTCGTAGACCTCTTCCTCCTCAGCGATGGCTTCCTCATCGGAGGTGTCTTCGCCCTCGGGGATATCCTGTTCCTCGGCGTTCTCCGCGAGGAAGCCTTCGCCCAGGATTACCTTCTTGATGACATCTTCGATCTTTTCGTTAGCCATGACTGTGAGTCTCCTTCTAGGAAATATGTAGAACCGTCAGAGTTTTGAAATGAAGTCCTTGAACAATTTCATTGCCTGCTCTTCCAAATTTTTGGAAGAAGTCTTCTCAATGATACGCTTGTAATTTTCCACTTCCACGGGCTTCAGAACGCCACCGTCCCAAATCCATTCCCGTCCTTCCATGATGCCGTTGACAAAAGCGTTGGGTGCAGACGGATCAGCGACCACATCTACCGCAGCGAGCATGAAGTCTTCCTGCACGACATTTACCCCGTCCTGCTCCTTCAGACTGCCCATGCCACGGGACGAAACGCCCAGT